TTTATAAACTCAGGATTTTTTAAATCACCCTTAAATTTACCAAATAATGCTCTTAAATCTTCTCTAAATTCAGATACTGACCCTGTTGGTTGAAATGGTTCGGAATCTGGGTCCTCTGGGTTTCTATTAAAACCACTATAACTGGTAACTTCATTCATTTCCATATTATCAATTTCATCACGAACCCATTCTTTTTCATTATCACCTAATTGGTCATAATCCATTCCAAATTCCATATTTGCAATGTCATCATATATGTCCATTTGCTCATTTAATTCAATAGGAAAATCTAAAGGCACTTTTTTACCTTCAAACATACCAAAATGACCTAAATTAGTTTCTGTAAGTAAAGCTAAATCATCTTCATTAGTAAATTTTAAAATGCCTCTACTATATAAAGATCTTGCTTCTGCAAATAAATCAAAATAAGCACGTGAACCCGCACGGTATAAATGTTCAGTAAGCGGTTTATCGTTGTCTATATGGTGTTTTAAACCCTCAGACAATATAGCACGCGGTGCTAAATTTTCATTTAACATTAACGTTGATTTATTAGTATCACAAGTATTACATCCGCAGTTACACATATTGTTTTATTTTATTTTTTAACCCCAAATTTTATCAAAATTAATTCTAATTGCACTCTGTTTTACTTCAAAGTCTTTCATTAATTCATCACTATTTTTTAATTCATCAAAATTAATTTGAAAGAATTTAATATCCCCATTGTCTTTTACATTTGCTAAATGGTTACCATCTCCTGGTTTTCTATCTAATTTTGGTTTTAAAAGTTGTATTGCCATCTTTCTCCCCATATCCTGAGGGCTATCTGAATCTTCTAAATTTAATGTATTGTATACTCTATCTACATTAGATTTAATATTTTTAAATAAAGGATATTCATCTACTAAATCACTATTTTTATTTAAAAGGCTTTTAAACTCTTTTACTTTTTCCATAGCAGCCGTAAGTTGAAATCCTCTAAAATTAGTTGGATTTACTGTTTTTGGCAATTCACCTTCACCATCAAAAACACTTACTAGAGCACTAAACCCAAATATAAGTGAAAGTAATGATAAATTTTCTTTATCAGCTCCAAATCTTCCTAAACCGTGTAAACCTTTATCAGTACTCCAAGATTTAACCTCTACTCCCTGATTGTTAAAGTATAAATCCGGGTCATCTTTTTCTCTACCTTCTGTTACTTTAGCACTATTTGAAAAATGATATAACCAATATAATGCAATTTCTCCATTCCCCACACCTAAAGAACCAGCACTACCTATTTCTTTTCCTACTTTTGGGGGTTTAACAGGGTATAGTTTGGTAAATAATTCTTTATCTTCAGAGCTAACTGCTATACTAAATGTAGAATTTTTATAAGGGTATTTACTCTTAGGTTTTGGAATTGGTTTATCTTTGTAATCTTTACCATATATAGCATATCTAATAGTATCATTATATGTTTCAGACCCCCCAGAAGGTTGTGATGTTTTGACATCAATTTCTACTTCTTCTTCTGCTTCTATTACAGTTTTTATTAATTCAAATAACATATCTTTATCTTTAGGATCACCCATATCAGGATATCCTTTAGGAAATTTATATGCTATTTTATGTAAATATTTTGTTATATTATCCATTATATGTCTATATCAACGTTATCATCTACCTCCACATCTACATCTTCTCCACCACCTTCAACAGCATCAGTGTCAGCCTTTACACCATATCTTAAAATACGTGCAATAGCTTCTGTTGCTCTTTCTTCTTCTGGTAGATTTAATAAGTAATATCTTTTACCTTCTACTTGAGCTACCCAACTTGTTCTTGAGTATGTTAAATAAAAAGCTTGATCATTTTTTAAATTTATTCTAAAAGTTGATGGTTTTGGGGCAACCCAATCAATTGATGATAAAAAAGAATCAAATTCATGAGTTAACAAGTCAACAATAATAGCTTTTAACTCTGGGAATTTTGTTAATTCATCATATTCCACAGCAGCTGCTTCTGCTTGTTTCTTGTTACCAACAACAGTTGGGACAAGTAATCTTATCTTTTCCCTTAATTCTGCTGATGTCATGTTATTTTTGTTTTGCTGTTGGGCCTTTACCTCCGCCTTTTGCTTTATATGATGCTACTGCACCTGCAATTGCTTTAGCTGCCTTACTAGATTTACCTTGTTTTTTAATTTTATTAACTAAAGTATCGTATGATTCATCAATAGAAAAACCACTCATATATTTTTTACCTTTTTGAGTTTCAATAGCTTTAGTTAATTTTCTAGTATAATAACTTACCATTTCATCATCACCATCAAAATCAGGTGCACCCGCTGCTGCCATAGCTGCTAAAACACCTCTTACAGGTGAAGATACACCCCCTTCATACCCACTTTGCTTATTAGCAAATGCAGCTATTTTTTCTCCCTGTGCCATTAGACCTTTTAAGTCTTCATCTATTTTACCATCTTGGTCTTCATCTTTAGCATCGATTTTTTTATCCCAAAATCCTTTAGGTAAACCTTCTTTTAACTCTTTAGCTAATTTTTCTGCTATTGAACTATGTTTAGAAGTAGATTCATTTACGGCTGCATCTGGATAATATTCTGCAGGTCCTATTTTTAATTTACTTTTATCAGTAACACCTGTGTCAAACCAAGATTTAATAGCATCATCAACATTTCTACCACCTAAGAAAAAGCTTAGTAAACTTTCTAAACCTTTAGGTCCTTCTGCTACCCAAGCATCAAATTCTTCTTCATTGTCCCACTCAAATTTATCATCAGATGTAAATTGATATACTGGTTTGTTTTGTAAATTAGACATTGCAAATGCCATTCCACTACCTTCATGATTACCATAATGAGATTCTTTAAGTGATACAACATCTTTAGATGGTGTTTCCTTATATTTAAAATAAATAGTATATCTCTTTTTATTATTATTATAATCTGTTAAATATACTGTTTTTTTAGCAAATGCTTTTCCGTTGTAGGCGCGGCGCCATTTATTCATATTCATTGCTTCTTCTATTGGTTTTTTACTTTCCTCAAATGCTCCTGATGCATATTCTCTTCCTACTGATGCATCACCTAATTCGTTTGGTGTGTATAATGACGCTTGAAATCCTGTATCACCATCTGTGCCTAGTTGGCCTATTTCTTCATCTACTACGTCTGTAGCTACATCAACTACGGCATCAATTTTAGGTTCTTTAAGTTCAAATTCAAGATAATGTTTAGCTCCTGATATATTATTTTTAGCTGTTGTGATTTTTGATTGCCACCAAGCAGGGAAATCAATTTCTCCCATACCTTCTAAATCATCCATCATTTTATATAATTCCATAGCATAACTACCAATATGGTAAAGCTCTGCTTTAAGCATTCCAGGTTCATTATCTTCATGACCTAAATCAATATCTTCTTTTACTTTATATAAAAGTTTATGACCATCAAGTTCTAATTTACCACTTTGATGAAGTTTATCCATATCATCTTGAGATAAATCTAATGTTGTTCCTGGTGCTTCATTTATTTCTTCAGCTTCACTATCGGCTATATCTTTTAAATAACTAAGTACTCTTCCAAATTTTTGATTTTTAGAATAATCTTTTTGTTCTTTATCTTGTATAGAATTAAAAATCCCAAGCATTGCTTTTGCAAATCCTTGGGGGTCCTTAATTTCATTAGCAAATTTCTGGATAATTGATGTAGGTAATTCTACTTCATTCATTTTACCTTTATTTTTTAAATCATCATAGGCTTTACTAATGTTACCACCATATAGTCTACCAACAATTTGCTTACCTAATGCTTCTAATTCACTATTATTTAATGAGTGTGGTCTACCAAAACCTTCTAAATAAAATTGACCTATATCTTCATAATCATAAGTAAAATCTTTTCCCAACGGAATTGATGAGTCTAATTCTTTTATGTTTTTTTCAATAGCAGCCCCCCTAGTTTTTTCATAATCTGATAGCTTTCCATCCTTATTTAAATCTGCTTTTGATGGGTTTTTTAATGCATCTTTAATCAACTCTGTTAAATTAGGATCTCTCATTTCTTTTGTTTGTTTTTTAGCCATATTAGTTGCACGTCCATACATAACTGCCTCAGCATCTTTACCATATTTTTTAACAAGGTCACGTTTGTTACCTTTCATATTCATGATAATATCTTCCCTCTTTTTGAGTTCTGCTTTTGACAGTTTACGCTCGTTCATTCCTATTTATGGTTTCTTTTGAAATCAGCAGATAAGTTTTTAATTTTATTGGCAGCAGATCTACATCTACCCTTTGCGGCAGCACTTGTTTTTTCTAATTCTGCTTCAATTAATAATACTTGTTCTTTAATTCCTTCTAATAATTCTTTTGTGTCCATTTTTATAAATTTTATTTGTTAATAACTGTTTTTATTTATTTTTCTAATCCTGCTAATTTAGCAAATCTTTGAATTGACTCATCTAATGCAAATCCAATCTCAGCATCTTCAGCTGGGTTGTCTTTTGTTACATTAACTATACTATCAGAATCAACTTCATCACCACCCGAACCTACGAATCTTTCAGGATCCATTCCTTGTTCTTCATTAGTAGCTACAACGTGTGCTCTAGTATAATAAGTAATTGTATTTCCTATTTGGTCTAATAGTTTTTCATCTCCTAAACCTTTAGCTTCTTCTTGTGCCTTAGTTAAAAGACCTAATATAGCTGCTACATCAGAATCTTCACCTGCTAATTCTGAATCAACTTCAATTTCTGATTTGGATGATTCATCATCAATGTTAACATCATCTTCAATATCTACATCAATATCTTCATTATCTTCAACATCAATATCTTCATTATCTTCAACATCAACATCCTCAGCTTCATTAACATCTTTTTTAAAGTCTTTCTTTAATTTAGCTAATTTTTCTTCGTTATCTTTAATGTCTTTTTCAAGATTTTTAATGTGATCTCTATCATCACGAATGGCACCTTCCATTCGTTTTTGTTCTTCGCTGTTTCCTTTTTTAGAGTCATCAGCTTCAGCTAAAAACTGACTTTTGATGATTTCTTTTAATTCCGATTTTTTCATTATATTTGTATTTTTCTGTTGATTAATTTTATTATAAATATGTAAAAATTATTTCTCATACGTTCCTTTTCGATATTTTGCGGACTTTGTATTTTTTACAAATTGTTTTCCTTTTTTACTACCCCTAACTTTCTTAGCAACTGTAGATTTTCTTTCTGATTTTGACAAAGATTGAGCTTTTTTCTTAGGTAAACATCTGGTAGTGGCCTTTCCTTTTTTCATAGTACCACAATCACCTGCAATATTACCTGATGTGTTAATTCTTACCCAATTTTCTTTTTTAAACCAATCACGTAAGGATTCTTTAACTATTTCATATACTCTTTCTTCTGTTATCATGTTACTGCTCCTGCTATATCTTTAATTAGTGTAGTTAAATCTTTACCTTTTAAAGCTGCCTTTAAACCACTAATGGTTCCTGATGCTATATTACCTTTTGATAAACTTTGTACTGCTCCACTACCGGCTTTAACACCTAAACTTAAAATTAATAAAGCATATAAACCATCAGTTACCAATTTTATTGTTTTTGGATCTTTAGAAAATAATGAAACTACACGTTTAATGGGTCCCTTAAAATCTTGTTCTAATTTATGAGTAAAATCATAGATTTTTTTAGCTGCTTCTTCACCTTTACCAAAATTATATTTTTTAAATATTTTACCTGAGAATTTAGCTATAATGTTGATTAATGTTGTGCTAGCTAATACTGTAGATAAAATTGTTATAGGATCAACTATTTCTTTTAATTCATCTTTTTTATCTTCTAAGGTATCTTTTATTTCATCAGCTAAAGCATCACCTAAACTATCTATTTCATTTTCATAGATAGGTTTAGAAAAAAATTCTTGTATTATTTTTAAATCTTTCATACTACCCTTTCATTTGACCTTTACATACTTTAACAGCACGACCATTCAAGTAAGCAGATGATTTCTCACCAGCTGCCATTCTTTTCTTTCTATATGCTTTACCTTTAGCACAAAGTTCTTCAGTTAGATTTTTTCCTAATTCAGTAGTTTCTTTAATATCTTTAATTGCTTCTTTTAAACTACCTAACTGTTCAATTGCTCTAGTAAGATCTCGTTTTGCTTCATCTTCACTAACACCTCTATACTTAGCTATACTTTTAATAGCACGTAAGGCAATTCTTTTTTCTTCTGTTGAAGCACTTTCATCTATTGATTCTTTAGTATTTATTCTATCTTCAGAATCTACGGCATAGCTACCATCGTCTTGTTCTAATTCTCTACTATCTACGATTAAAGTATTCCAATCTATCTCCCCTGTGTCGTCATCCCTATCTACTATAAATAGCCATTTATCATCATTTGATATTGCCATTAAATCATCATCACCTTTAGATTCTTGTTTAAATTTTAAATTTGTAAGTGTTTTATTACCATGATGGTTAGTTCCTCTCCATCTAATAGTAACATTATCAAGATCACTTATGTTATCAATTATTACTTCTTTATCTTCTGTTTTTCCAGGTGCTGTGTTTATAGCAGTTCTAGTTTTATATGAATTTTTTCCTATTTTTTTACCTTCAGCTATTGCTTGGTCATAAGTCATTTCTTTTCTACCTGATAGTTTAGCAATTGCATTATCTATACGGTTTAGTTTACTACCATATTCATCAGCAATTGGTCCACCTTCTGGTTCAGCTTCTTGCTCCATATCACGCATTAATTGATCTCTTTCTTTCTTAAGAAATCTAAGTTTAGTATCATTATTATTACCACCACGAGCTTTTTTAACAGCATCACCATATTCTTTACCGAAATCTGATTTAGGTTGGGATAGTATTTTATCAGTTCTATCTTTAGCAGCTCTTATTTTTACGAGTACTGGGTCATTTATATCCATTTCGTTAACTGATTTGTATAGTGAAAGTAGTCTTTTAAGTTCTTTCTGTACTAACATTTCTGTTTCAGAAGTTAAAGGTTCACCATTAGCTTCACCACTATCTAATATTTCTTCTGCATCTTTGATTTGTTTTTTGATGCCTGCTTTACTCATCCCTTCGTTGATTGGAAAATCTGCTACATTAAATTGAAATTTTATTTTTGGGTACCATGCTCTATCTCCATCATATTCCATTTCATACCAATTAGATTCTGATTCTATTTCAAATCCTTTAGATTCTACCCACTTTAATGCTTTATTCCAATCATTAGGATCAAGTTCTTCTCTAACACTAAATGTTATAGAACCAAAGCCTTTGCCTTTTAATGGGTCTGAATCTGGTCTGTCACCACTATACATTTGTAATGAAATGTTAGGGTTATAATCATTAAATTGAGAATCTAATTCTTTTCCTAATTCTATTTCTCGAGATCTATATTCCCCATATTCGTCTATTTGACCTTCATTAAGATAGCGGTTTCTATTCCACTTAGTGATATTAAAATTATCCATTGATTTTTAGTTATAAATATATAAAAATATGTTACTTTTTAAGATTATTTAAATGTTCGATAGTTTTATTTAATCCTTCTAATACTTTTGATTTATTAGGAGCCCCTACCCAACTTTCAACATCGCCCTGTTCTGTAATAAAACCTTTATTAGATAATACTAACTCAGCTTCTATATAAGCTTTAAATTCATTAACAAAATTATCTATTTCTGAGTTGATGATTTTAGACTCATAAGCTTCATATAAACCTGCTACTCTTAAATGATGTTCAAACTCAACAACACAATTAAAACATTTTTTATGTATATTGTAGTAGGGTTTATCTAAATCTGTATGCATTTTAGACCCACAATTAGGGCAAAAAATAGGCATTATGTGTGCTTTTTTTGCTTTATCTAATTTGGTAATATTTTGTTTAATACCTTCTTTAATAGTCCACATCCTACCATCTACTTCCCAAACATCACCTTCTTTATAATCTTTATCATGTTTAGCATAACCCACACTCTGACCTACTTTTTCACCGTGTTTTCCTTGGATAAGGTTACGCATTCTATTTACATCTCTTTCAGTAAATTGTTTATTTAGACCTTGTACTTTACTCATAAAACTAATTTATTTAATTCTTTAATAATAACTTGTACACCTTCTTTTGATAAATTACCCCCACTATATAATTGTTTAAGATAATTTGATAATTGTTCTACATCTACCTGTTTTGGTGGGTCTCCAATAAAGGGTTTTGGAGTATTATTACTTCTTAATCTTGGTGATCCCCCCTTATATCCCCCAGCTAGTGTATTTAATTTACTCATAATCCTAATGCTTTAAGTTGGTTAATAGTGTCAGCTGCTGATGTGTGTAATATGCCTATTCCACCTGCTTCTTTCCATTGTTCTATATTTGATTCTCTATCATCAATTAATATATGATTAGGTTCAGCATAATTTTTCTTATTATAAGCTTGTGCTAAAGTTAATTTAATGCCCGGCATATTATTTCTAACCCATAATCTTTTACCTAATCTTGATGTTTCAGATCTAGATGGAGAAGATAATAACTCTACATCGTAATCTTTAATATAATCCCAATACTGTTTAGCATCTTCCATCCAAGGCATTCCTACCCAAAATCCAACTTTACCTTCACCATCAATTAATTTCCAAAAACCATCTTTACCAAATTTCTTTTCATACTCTCTAGGTGGTATTCCTTTTGAGTATTTTTCGAATGATTTGTCAAAATCTGTTAACACACCATCCATGTCTGAGTATATTTTATATTCCATAGGGGGTGAAGATACGACCTCTTCTTCGGGTATCAAAACTCCTTCGGCTATTTCTCTAGCAAATTGGTTTAAACCAAAGGGATCTTTGCCTAATTTGTCATCAAAACCATGTTTATGTTTATAAGGTTTTACTTCATTTATAGGCTTATTATTGTTCCCACATTTATGACATATAAATAAATCATCTCCACCATCTGCTATTTTCCAACTCCAACCACACTTATCACATTCAATTTTGTTACCTACAACAACCTCATTTAAACTATCAGTCCAATTTCTAAATGTCATTGTGCCTTTTAAATTAGCTTCTGCTTCAATATCATTTAACTCATCATCTTCTTGAGTGTTTGTTGTAGTAATATTACCTAATCTATCTTCTAAATTTTGAATGTGGTGAATCATTTCATGAGTGTAACTACGCGCTATATCTTTAGGATGTCTACCTTCAGTATATAATACTATAGTTTGTGTGTTTGGGTCATAATACGCTGTCTTACCAAGAAATTCGCGTGCATTTTCACTATCACCATTAACAAATTCTAAACTAGGTAAAGGTTCTATGTTCATGCCTTTATCTAACATATGTTGAGTTAGTTGAGCTAATTTTTCAATAAGATTAATATCTTTAGTATATGAAGCGTTTTCATTAAGGGCAATAACAGGAGTTGAGGTTTTGAAATCTTTTTTACGCATTACTGTTTTGGCATACATTTCAATATCATCATCAGTTACATTTATAGCAAATGGTATATTAATATTATTATTAAAATCCTTAACAACAGCATTAAAATCATCGTCTATTTTGGATAAAGGTTTACCGTGTTTTCTATGTAAACGTTTAAACATCCCTACTAATTCTGGTACTGATATAGGTTTAATATTTCTTTCATCATTTACCCTATCTAAGAAATGTTTTGTAAACTCAATATCAATTCCTAATTTATTAAATAAACTATCAGCATATTTTTCAATTGAATCTAATTGGGGTTTGGTAATTTCTTCTTTAATTACTGGTCTTAAGATATTAAATACTTCTTCTTTTTCACTATCATCTAACTCATCAGGTAGAAATGGTGATAATTCATCAGTTGACATTTTTGCTGCTTTTCTAGCATTAGTTCCACTCATACCTTTATCTTGTGTAAATTGTACTTTTACTTTCATATTAGGATAAGCGGATTCTATGTTTTTAGTTCTATTTTCAATATCTTCTAAATCATCATCTCTTCCTTCTCTTCCTCCTATAATAAAATAAACTTCATCCTCAGGGTTATTTTTTCCTAAACGAACAATATCACCAATTGGTGATTTTGCAGGTTCAATTCTGACTTTCATAGGGAGATATTTTTTAAATATATCCCAAATTAAAATAGCTTCAGCTTGACTTACCCCATTTCTTTCCTTACTCCCAACATAAATAATAAATTCATCTATTTCAGGAAGAGATTCTAAAGCTTTTTTAACTACTTCTAAATGTCCTTTAGTGGGTGGTTTAAAACCACCACCATATGCTGCTATTACCTTACTCATGAATTTAAGAATTTACCTATTCGCATCTGTGCTTCTTCTTTAGACATTGTATATTCAATTACATCATATACAAAATCATCATCTAGCATAATTTGAATCTCTTCTTTATCTTTAGCCTTTCTAGCGTCTGATTTAGCTTGTTCTTTTGGTGTTTTTGGTTTTGTTCCTTCAGGTTTAAATGGAGTAAGATATTTTTTTATTATTTTATCTATATTTTGCATTCTATTATCTAATGTATTGGCTACAGCTACAAAATTATTACCAAATAATTCAGCATATTTAGGTAAATTATCTGTTACACTTTTCCATGTACGCATTACAATAGCAGGTGCTAAACTTCTATCTTTACCTTCTGATTTTTCATATCTGTCTTGGTTTTGAGATAGTGAGCGTTCTAAATCAGTATAAACATAAAGCATAAATACTTTGTATCCTGCTTCTTCTAATTCATTTTTTAATTTAGCAGTTTGATTATATGAAGCTCCTGTTCCATCTAAAATAAAAGATTCTTTGCCTTCTATAGTAGCTTCTACATCTCCTTTAAATTGTTTATTTGCAGCAGCCATTTGTTTAGCTTGCTCACTTCTTTCTTCAGGAGTAGCATTTTTTAAATCTAATGTTACATTAGCTTTTTGTAATAGGGGGACATAAATATCATCTACATTTAGTATTTTTATACCACCTAAATCTAAACCTCTTAAAATGTATCCTTTACCAGCTCCTGGTGCTCCTGCTAATATAATGGCCTTTGGCTCTGCTATAGCTTCTTTTAATAATTTAATTAGTGAAATCATAAATTGAATATTTTATTATAAATATCACAATTTTCTTTTAGCTTGCGTTCTAAATTCGGTGAATATTGGCTTATGTTTAGGATTTTCTAAATCAAATAATTGTTTTACAGTATTAAATATATTAATATTTTCATCTTGTGAACGTTTTGATTCATACATTTCCCATCCTTTACCCTGCATTGATCCTTCTTTAGGACCTCTTTTAGAGGATTTTAACCATAAAACCCCATATCTATCTGCTTTTTTACCAAAACATTCTTCATAACATTTACCATAAATTGCGGTTTGAAGATCATATGTAGTTTGTAAGTGGTTAGAAGTTTTAAAATCAATAATCCATAACTCACCATCAATTTCACAAACCATATCACAAGTACCTGCTACTTTGATTTCATCTGAAAATAAATGAACTTCAGTTTCAATTAGTGTTGGGTTGTATGTTTCCCACCAATCTACAAATCTTAAAAACATTTGCCATACTAAGGTGTCATACATTGGGATTCCGTTTTGTAAAAAGTTTAACTCTTTACCATTAAGATAATCCTCACACATTTCATGTACTTGAGTACCTTCTTCACCTGCTTTTCTTACAATCCAATCAGCACTGTATCCTACTTTTTTTAACCAATCTTGAAAATGTTTACCTTTTGGATAACAACTTAAAACATAAGTAATTGATGGGTAATAATCACCATTTCTTTGATAATACCTTGAATCTGGGAGTGTAATTTGTTTAGCATCTTCCGAAATTTCTAAAATCCTATTATAGGACTTTTTAATTGTTTTTTTACTCATACTAGAGATAATTTTTTTTCCATTAAGGCGTATTGTGTTAGAGGAATGGATTTTTGTATTAGGTTAGTAAAATGGGTAAATCCCATTTCGCTAGGGTCTTTCCCTTCAAGTTCAACTAGATGAACTTCCTTGCCTTCATTAATAAATTTTTCTGCAAATTTTAAAGATTTTTTTAATGCGTCATTATCTAATGCTATGTATATTTTTTCAACTGTTGATGTTACAATCCGTTTCATTAGGTTTTGTTGTATATTGTTGCCTAATAACGGTATTGCATTTCTTTTAATGGCTATGGCGTCAAATGGTCCTTCGCACAATATTAACGGTAATTTCCAATTTATAAACAATTCAAATGGGATGACATCACGTGAGGTTTCAGGATTACGATATTTAATATATGGTTCTTTTTCAAAAGATCTACCTGTAAAATAATTTAAATTTCCAGATTCATCATAAGAAGGTATTATAACCATTTTTGAGTATCTTCCTGATGTGCAATATCCTATGTTATATTTTTCAATATCATCTTTAGTAATACCTCTGCTTTTTAAATAGTAAGCAGCTTGTCTACCCTCAATGTCTGATGATGTTATATCTTTAAATGATTTATATTCTTCAGGAAGTTTTAGTAAGGTTGTATTTATTACAGTTTTACGTTCCTTTTCATTTCCTATTAACTTATATAATTCTGTAAATTTTTCAGGGGATGCTTTAACTTGTTTGAATAAAGACGTGATTTTAGTTCCTTTTTTATTACAAACCCAACAATGCCAAGGATTATATCCTTTTTTATTTTCAGAAAAATTAATCTCTAATTTTGGTTTATGGTGGTTGCAATACGGACAGTTATGGGCTTGGTTGCCTCTAGCTGTTCGTTTACCCGCACCTATAACGGAATTTACTAAACTTACTAATAGTTCATTAATCATGGAGTATAATATACGAAACTAAATTTAGATATCAACGGTTAGTTAAAATCTTTTGTATAAAACTTTCCTAAAATATTATCATTAAAAAATTCATCGGGTGTTTCTAAAACTTGATAAATCATTTGATACTTTACTTCATAATAAGTAAGTAATTTTTTGGAGGGGGCAAATGTTAAAATTTGTCGTTCAAAATTTTCTTTAGGTTCTGTTTTATATAACTCATTCAAATATTTATTTGAACCCCAATAATTTTTCCAATTTGATTCCTTTACAACTAGTTTATAAGATGGTCTACGGCCTACTACTCCAGCATATTCTGCTATTTCTTTTTTACCTAATTTTACTTTAGAAGTATTTTGTAATATTTTCCTACCTATATAAGATTTTTTAGTAGGTGTATGGATTATCCTATATACAAAACCATGGGTTAACTCTGGGAAGTCAGAGAATTCTAATATTTCTTTTTGTTGGTATTTCCAATTTATCATACGTCGAAATTTACAATAACTGTTGTATCTGTAAACTGAGATACTGGTAATGGGAAAGATAATTTTCCTACAGCTACTAATTGTTGTGATTCATTATACAATCCTACACAAGTAATGTATGGTTCAAAAAATGAACCTGTTACAAAAGGATAATATTGTTCACTACTATCACCCGGAATAGATTGAGTTAATAGGGATGGATTTAGTGAGTATCCTAATTCGTTTTCTAATATAACACATTTATATTGTTGTTCATAAATAGTTAGTGATGAAGAAAATGCTATAGTTGTATTACCTAATAATGCAGGATTACTATTAATTGAATTGCCTATATTAGTAGAACGGGCATCTCTAGTAAGTATAACCATACCATGAGAGTAAAATATTTGACCAATTACTACATCTTGTGATCCAGATATAATATTTCCCTCACCATCATCCTTTAAAGTTATTCCGGTAGGATAATCAGGTGTTGATGTTGTAAATAGAAAAGTTCCAGGTATTACTTTTTCCCCATAAAGTTTAGTTGGTATAGATATTGAAGTTATTTGTGATATGGGAGTATTTTGTTCACTTCCAGTATTCCAGTATCTTTCTTGAAGTAAAGAAGATTGAAGGTAATTATCATATAAAGGTGATTCTATATTACCAATAGATCTGTCATCTTCTCTTGTAACTCCCGGAAGTATACTACCTGTGTTTACAAAATCTCCTTTACTTGAAGATATGTAATTTGTGTAATATAATTGTTTTGCACTATTCCATATAGAATTTACTGAGGAAGAATATTCAAATCCAGTTTGAATATTAAGTGATGATGTATAATTTACATTGTTACCAGAGTAAATATTAATACCATTTTCAGACCCTGTAATTTCATTACCTGTAAAAGTAAATCCTTTATCTGCTGTAAATGGAGTTATTGTAACATCCTTTGTTGTGAATTGTTTCCAAGCGCTCATTCATTAGAAGTCTAACTTGATCCTTACAAGTAATTCCTTAGTAAAATCTTTTAACAAAGGTCTTGAAAGTTTAGCAACTGCTACTAATTCCTGATCATTGTTATATAAACCTACTGTAGTAATATATACTTGGGGGTCATTAATAAAAGAATTATATAATACAGCTCCATCTGAACCTGAGATAAATGATGGGTTTGTTGAATAATTTGAATTTTGACTTCTAGCTCTACAAAATATAAAATCTGATGAAAGATTTTCTTGTGAGTTTAAAGTAAACCCTGGTGATGGTGATATAGCTGAGGCATCATCCATAGCTTCAAACATTAATTTAGGATTATTTTCTTGGCTATTTGATGTTCTGTCTGTTTGTAAATTAATACCTGAATCTGCTACTGTACCATCTAATGCTTCACCACTTAATAATATTACTCCAATATCTGGTAGTAAAAACCCATAAGATCCTGAGTTTAGTGTCCATCCTTGTGGTTGAGTAACAGAAGTATAAACATTACCTGCTGATCCTGTTACTATGTTATAAACTCTACCAGCTTCTGAAAATACTGCTGCTCCTCCTAATTTACTATCATCTGTAAGATATATATTATTCCCAGTACCATCAGAAAGTGCTAAAGTCCATACTCCTGGTAGGATTTCTTCTTTATATCCTGCTCTTTCAATAGGTAAAGCATAAAAATATGATGATGATTGATTTCCAAATACAAATGAAGATTCTTCATCTCCTAGAATTAAATTTCTATATTGTCCATAATTTGTTCTTGTTGGTGATAAACCATTAACATTAGGGTTGTATAATAAACTACCGCTACCATCAGCATCACAATAAGCTATTGCAAATTGTACAGAACCTGTAGCTTCTTCAGAGCCATAAATACTATAATAGAATTGCCCCGTGGCACTTGCTGCTTGTACTGATGATGTAAACATCGTTGTTAGTGTAGGTTGATTATTTTCCCATACTGTACTGGTTACATTTTCAGTACTAATAATCATATCCTGAGGTTCTATTGGGTAGAACGCTGTTATTTGATTATCATTTGTTATTTGAACTGCCATATTTTTTTATTTTTATGTTCTAGTGATTTGGATTGGAATTTGAACTCTTGCTCCTGAATCCATTCCTATAATAGTTAAAGTGCTAAATAAAGTACTAGTTGAATTACCTCCTTGACCAAATAAAGTAGCAATACCTGTTGCTGTTAAAGTACAAGACATTCCTATTACGGTTCTAGATACATTAGTACCATTTGTAATCATTGAATTCTCATTTAAACTATTTGCAGATTTAGATGTAATACCATCCCCTTGAACTACTGAAAATTGTCTTACATCACTAACTGTAAACATATACCCAGATGCTTCATTTACTGCATTATTGCCTAAATAGTTTGCAGTTTGTGGTGTAATAGTAGTAGATAATGTTTGTTTTAATTTTACTGCTGAGAAGCCACCAGCTGAAACTACTGGCATTGTTGCTGTGTCTCTTGGTAAAGTTACTAACTTATACTTCATCATTTGAGTTTCATCTGGAAATGCTTCTAATAATGGCATATTTTGAATAGCTTCACCATAATAAGCAGAACCTGAAGGGTTTGTTGGATTATACAATGTATAATCTATTTCATCATCTGATAATGCGAAAGACCTTATGTTAAAAGAACCATCACCTCTTGCTAAAAGTTCTCTTCCTTTTGTTGTTAAGATAGCATCTACTGTTACTACCTGATTGTTTAAATATCCCATTTGCTATGTTATTTTAATTATAAATATACGTTTTTTTTGTTTTTACTCCAAGTTATATTATTCAGTTGGAGCTCTTCTTGTGTCATTGTCTTCATCTGCTCTAAAAGCATTTTTAGCTCTTAATTGATTTATTAAAGTTTGAACATTTCTTTTTTGGATAGGTGTAAAATCCCCAGGTATTAAATATCCTGATGGGCCAAATGTTCTAGCACCCTCTGATCCTGTTGGGTTAGATTGGAATATTATAACTCTATCAGAAGCATTAACTCTTCTTCTTATAGTAAAATTAAATATTTTATTATCTTCTATATCAAAATTCATTGGGTTTGGAGAAACATAAATTCTATCGAAAATAGATGCTGAATTTATAGTTTGGGTAACAGCAAAACCAGGACAAACATAACCATGGTTATTATCAGGTGAATGGGGAACATCTACTACTGTGAAATCTTGTTCATTTATAAATGCTTTACCTTGAGAATTAGCAGATGATGAATATGCAATTCTAATTTCATCTCCCTTTTCAATTAAAAAAGGTAGAGAATAGTCTTGGTAGTTTGCTATTTCTGGAAAATAACCTTTAGTTAGTGGGTTGGGGGAAACATAAGAGCCAATTGAACTTGTAGCATTTGCTGATTGTCCTACATCCCATGTAAAAAATATTGAGTCTTGCTTTATTCGTTTAGCACCAATAGGCCATCCTAATTGATTGATAGTTGGAGTTATTATGTTAATATTAGTTGCAAATTGTCCTTTTTGTAAACATTTATTTACAGAGTGAATAGCACCTAATCCTGGACCTGAGATCCATTGGTATGTTGAGGCTGCATCCGGAATTGCTTCAGCTGATGCTGTAATTGTTACTCCTCCCCCAAGTAGCCTTAAATATCCACCTTGATAGTTTGGAGAAGTTGGATCTGAATCTTGACTTGCTGATAAGAAAAAATCATAACCTGCCATTTGTGAAAGTCCCCAACCACCACTTCCTGGTGCTTTTTGTAAGGTTAAATCTATAAAATTACTTGATGTTGGTTTTCCATATGTACCTGAGCCTGTAGATTTATACATTCCAAAAATACTCCCGGTGTTAAAAGCCATAAATTTAGCATATGATGTTTGGTTGGGTTCATTAGATAATAAAGCATTATATTCTAAAGCACCTTGATATATTGTATTATCACCAACAGCTAATGAACCATAATTAATAGTTGAAAGTGATCCTGATAGTCCTTTTACTTTTCCTACATTATAATTAACATCAGATTTTCTATCTACTTCAAATGTACTTCTTACTTCTGTTATTTGATCATCAGACCCATCAATACTAACTACTACTGGGGTTGTTGGGGCTTTTTCACCTCTAATATCCTCTAAAGGTGATTCAATTAATTGATCTATATTAAATGTTGTAGAATCCCATAACTCATAAGTTTCTTTTGAAGATCTATAATGAGCAAAATAAATTGGATGTTTTGAAATTGTTGAAAATGCTACTCCTTCAGAAGGCATCTGTTGGGGGCTTGAATCTCCTAACCAAGATGGTGAAGTATATGTTGTAATAATTATCCCTTTATTGTGAACTAATATACCATTTGCATAGTAATTACTATTAGGATTTACATCTATTATATTATATACTTTATAATCTCCTTTAATTTTGTTTACTGTTGTTATTGTTGATAAATCTTCATTTATAGTTTTACAAATATCCAAAGGTTTTAATTCAGAAGCATTTACAAGTCCTTTATCTTTAACATAAAATGGATGTTCTTCTGTTGTTTGAATAATATTACCATTATCAAATGTTATTTCTATTAAAGATGAAACTAATTTTGTATCAATACTTCCTACAACACCTTCTTCTTGTTTATTATCATCAGGATTGTATGTTAATATAAAATCTCCAGGTTTAAAATCTTCAACATTTTTAATACTATCTTTTGTTGTAGATATTTTAGTACCTTCTACAAAACAAGTAGTAGCTATTGTGAATGTTTCATTAGACCCTGAAAACATACTTCCTGTTATATTACCGTTTAGGTAAGTAATATTTGTTAGTGGTGGAGTATAAGTATTATAATCTGCACTTTGTAATTTACTTCCTAAATATCTTGGTATGATTGAGGATTTTTGAGTATAAAAACTATCTGGCACTCTTGCTTTTAATGCTGATTGAGATATTATAGGTTCAATATTTGATGGAATTGGACCATTATCATACTCTACAACTTGCAAATAAGTATTTTTTACACTTTCAGTAGCATTATTTATTAAAGGATAATATGATGAGTTTTCAAATTCTAAGTTATTTGAAGGTAATTGAGGGTTAAAATTAACATACTCTGAATCTTGAGGTCCTGATGGGTTATATTGTATAAGTGGGAAACTTCCGTTAACTGAACCACTTAAATATCTACTATTTTGTGGGTTATAATTAAATACTGTCCATCCCGGACTTGTTGAATCTTGTAAAAAGGAAATACCTTCTAAATCATTTAAAGATTGGATAAAGACATTACCTGCTTTTCCATAAGAATCTATAGGAGCTGGTGTACCTATATAATTAGGAAGGTTTAATTCAAATGATGGTTCATTTGCAAAAGTAGATAAATTATTATTAATTACTCCTGTATCTGGATCTTGAGTTTCATTATTAAATGTTAATTGTTCTGGAAACCAGCCTGACCCATCATACCATGAACCTGTCCATGTGGATCCTATCAATGCTAAACTTGCTGATCCTATTCCATAATTATTAAGAGTTCCATCTTTTTGATTGTCGGCAAATTTAGTTCTTTGTATTCTTTCAGGTGAAAGATAAACTTCTATGCCACGGACTGTTTCCGTAAACATATCTGGGGATGGTCCAAAAGATGTTGGCTGATTAAGTCTAATAGGTCTACCCCCATTATTCCAAGGATCCTTAAACCAATATTTAGTTATTCCATATGTTGCTGATGTTGTTGTAATTGTTGGGGCATCTGGGTCACCCGTATTGATTATACCTGTCGTGCTATAATATTTAAGTACTGAATCATTATTTCCTAACATATTAGAAAATATTTCCTCATACTTCATATTATTATATTGTGGGTCTGTAATACCATAATCAACATTTAAACCTATGGCATAAAATTGATTCATTGAACCCGATGTAGTTGGGAATTTTATATAAGGACCCCACTGGTTTGGTGTATTCTCTCCACCTTCGATAGCAGGAATGCCTGAGTATTCTGGGGGTACTTGGTTTATAGGATTTATATTTGATTCTTGGGGTACTTCTATGACTGAACCATTAGAATTTTTTCTAGCTACAACTTCACCATTTGATAAATTTTGGCTAGACCAACCTAAATAACTCCCAAATTTATTTGAAATAGAACCTGCTGGGATGTCCATTTGACTGGGTAAAATTAACCCTACAATCCACCAATCTTCTGGTTGAGTTGGGTCTTGATAATAAAATATAGAACCCGTTTTTGTAGAAAAACTATTATCTATTTCCCACTCAGCCCATAAATTATAAACTGATTCTAACCCAAGTCCTTCTTTTGTTGGGTCATAAAATGAGGATGTTGATTGTAAATCAAAAGTACCTGAAGGGAATGTGTTTTGAAATGGGTCTGTAGTATTCCATGAACTATTTTGATATGCACCAAAACTTGCAGTAACTATTAAGTTATATGTAGTATTTATTGTATTTGGCTCACTAAAAGGATTTACTAGTAAAGATTGAGTTGTTACTGTTATTTCACTTCCACTGAATTCTCCATTATAAAATTCATCTTGTGATTTATGTAATTCATAAACACTACCAGATATAGTTTTATTTTCTATAATGTAGGATTGTGTAGTAAATGAATTCCATATACTTGATGAAAATGGGAGAACAGCACCTTGAAAATCATTTGCGTTTGGTTGGTTTACAGAATACATCGACCAAAGGAAGTTTTCCATAGTTACAGAAGCAGGTATAGGATTATTTGGATCACTAACATCCATACCTTTAAACCAGAAAGTAATATCTTCCCCTGGGAGCATTTCATAGTATGAAGAACTTGCAATTGTAGCTCCAATAGGAGACAATGAAGATGAAGTTATTATATCAGTACCTATAATTCCTCTTATAGATGATGATACTGCAAATTCAAATCCTTCATCAAATCCTAACTCACCTACAGTATTAGTTTGGTTAAAAAGAAATCTTGTTTTAATTGGGGTTTTTAATCTTAAACCTTGTTTTAAAGAAGTTCCAAATCTAGATAATACTATATCTCCATATGTTGCTGTACTTCCACCTTGAGGAATCAGATTAATATATTGGTCTGGTAAATTACCAGGAGTATTAGACGAAAAATATGAGAAAAATCCAGATTGGGTAACTTCAACATTGTAAGGATTTAAAACTCCTCCTGTTGATCCACCAATATCAACCATCTTAATACTTCCTGTAAGTTCTAAATCTCTATATGAGATTGGACTATTCATTCCTGTAGCTGTAGATTGACCACCTACTATTGATCCTGTTTCAGGTGTGTATGCTATTATCGTATTTGGATTAACTGTAATAGGTACACGACGATTACGCTCCAACATATGTTGTTTAACTATAACACCTGTAGTTACACTAGTACGAGCGGGTACGTATGATTTAATTGCTTTAAATAATGAATTATCAAAATATTTAATTAATCTTAAATAATCCCAAACATCACCTTCTGTATATTTTTTAAAATATTCATTTGCTATATTTCTTAATTTAGGGTAATAGTTTTCTTTACCCTCATAAGCAAATCTAGGATCAGCTAATACATCTGATATTACACCATAACCATAAGTTGCTATTATATCATCATTTACTTCATCCTGTGGTGAAAATCCTACTTCTAAACTTGTTATATCTTCAGTATAACTTTTGCTAATTAAATAGTCTTGATCTATACTTCTATATTTAGATAATACATTACCATAATCACTACCATCATCAACTTGAATTTTATTTGAAATTCTATTTCTAATTCCTATTGCTGGTTGGTCTAGAAAGTATGTTTCTACGTTAGGTTTACTATAAGTGTAGGTAGATGCTGCTTCATACCCAATAAATTCATAACATGAAGTTAGTGAAGAATTTGAAGGATTGATAAAAGATTGGGTAAACACCATAGGTGCTGATCCTGTAATTGATGGGTGTGATGATGATATAAGAGTTGAGAATGATTCACTTACGGATGCCGTAAATTTATATTCTAATTCATTTCCTAAAGGTGCTCTAAAGTTAATAATATCAAATGATGATTCTGATCCTGTAACATTATTACCTTCAACGGATTCAGGATTCATTACAAAATCATTAAATACTTCTTTTGAAATATTGTTAGAATAATATCTAAATTCTTGAAAAGATCCTGAAAATATTTTGGCTCCTTCATTTAAGACTTCAGTCATTACATCTGAACCTGAAACATACCCCCCAACATAAACACCATCATATTCTGTAACTCCAAAACTATTCCAAGATTCATTTATTGTAGGATGTACAGCTTCTGGTAAATCATATTCTACACTATCATAAGTTCCTCCTCCATATCCTGAGTTGAAAGCTATATTTGCTGAAGACATACTTACTGATCCTGACCATCCTAATGAATTTCCATCCCAACCATCTACTTGCTTATTAGCTACAAATAAAGTATATGTTGTTGGTGTGTCATTAGTACTAGCACTTACGTGTTGGTCTCTTTGTAGTAAAACACTCCACCACCCTCCATCAAAAAATGGTAATTCAATATCATCTGATATTTGTACTCCCCCATCGGGTTGAGAGGCAGACATATAAAATCTTAATTTACCATAGTTGTAATAATCACTAAAACTAGACCCAGAATATGATCCTGATGGTTGGTCTTCATAAAATAAACCAATACCCCAATCCATTTGTTGATCATTAGTTCCATTTGATTTTTTAACGGCTAAAGATTGGCTATAAAATTTACCTCCATAACTTGATGATGGGTGTCCTGTAGTTTTAAATCTAAAAGCAAGACCATCAGGTACTATATACTCATTACTATCTATCTTATTACGTTGTAATGGCATCCAAGGTACTTTAACCGACGAACTTGCCATATATTGGTTGGCAACTGGTGTATACGCGTAACTATAACGTTTATACCATAAATCATAATCATCTGAGTTGTCCTTATTTTTACCCCCAAATTCATTAATTCGAAGTATTGTATTTGGAATACCCCAAATATTAATTAATTGTCTTAAACCACTAATTGTACCTTTTTTCTTAGTAAGATAAGCCATATTGTGGTAAAGACGTTTATATATTTCTTTACTTACTTTATCAATAGCATATGGGAATCCTGGTTCTATTAGTTGTTCTACATAATTAAGCCATGAATACCCTAAATTCCAGTAATTTATTATTTTACCATTATTTACAGCTACATAATCTGTAATTAATTCACTTCCTGTTGGTGGAACATAAATCCCATTATCTTCACCTGTTAACCCTATAAAATTATCTTGGTTGTCATAATTATTTCCAAAAGTTTCAAATCCTAAACCTTTTATAGCATCAGCAGCTAAATCTAAAGGCAATCCAGATTCTGGGTCATTAGTAGTGTTATATCTTTCACTTAATGCTTTAGTATATAACCATACTTCATCAAAAGATTGACCCACCATATTAGAAAATTCTACATATTCATTATTGTCTGAATTTTCTGTTATAAAAGTTGGTATAGTATAATACAACCAGTTTTGATTATCTTCATCATATAAAGATGCTGATAATACATAACCTCCATAGTATTGGGAATTTTCAACATCACTACCCATCCATGTTAATACCTCTGTACTTCCTGTTGGTAACAGGGAATAAGGATATGATGATCCAGTTTTTGGATATGCAAAAGATGATGAATTATAATAAAGATAACTTTCATACCCATCAAAATTTGAAACTAAATTTGTAATATTAGTTTGTAGACTTGATAAACTCTGAGATATTTCTATTACATTAGGATTTGATCCTGTTATTGTTGTGATAGTATCAATGTCAGATTGGTATGATTGTATTTGAGATACTTTTTCATAAAAATTATTAATTCTCTGTTTTGCTGAAGAAAAATTAATATATTCATCAAACGTGTTGTATGAGTAGTTAGGAGTGATTGTTACCCCAGTTTGGTTTAAATAATTTAAAACACTATCTAATGATGATGATGATTCGGTTTTTGTTAAATCTTCATAAGATTTTAAAGTTGTTGAATTATTAACTAAATCTTGAAGGGGAATATTAACATTAGGACCTTTAATGTAATTTGCATTATCTATAAAATTTGAAAAATCTTGAATAAATTCTACTTTATAGGCTACTGTTTCTCCTACTTTAGTTGCAACATATAATCTCTGTTCAACATTATAATTAGCAGGTAATGGTTCATATAATTTAATTAATATAGAAGGATCTAATGCCTTTTCAGGAGTAGATTCTAATGCAATATTAACAGCAACTACATAATTATTTTGATAAAAACTTAAATAAAATTCATCAAAATATTCAGTTGAGTTTAATTTATCTTTTAATGAAGCAAAACCATTTTTAATATCTACAGCAGATATTGCATTAGATTTTATTCTTATTTCTGTTCTATCTCCTGATATTTCAGATATATAAAATGTTTGAGTTGTTGATGAGGCTAATTCATAATTAATAAAATTATACACAGCAAATAACTCACCATTATCAAATCCTCTATCGTATAAATCTAATGTAGGTTGTAATGTAATATTATTTGTTGGGATAGAAGCAGATCCTGTATTAACTACAGCAACACCTTGACTGTTTGTATAAGAAGTTGCATCTGAAGTATCAGCAATTGCTGTATTCTCTTCAATTGTATAATCAGTAAAGTTATAATCTTGAGATAATAAGGTTTTTGTAGTACTATAAGTATAAAATTCAATTATACTCCCACTTTGAAAAAATGAACCTGATATGTCTTCACTTGGGATAATTTCAGATTCAGCAAAATCATACCCCATACTAACAACTGTAGATGCTGGTATTTGAATGCAGGAAGAGCTAATATTAATATTATTTTCCCTATCATTAGTTATAGGAGTTACAACAGCATCTCTTTCGAGATTGCTTTTATAATCTGTACCTAATGCTTTAGACATTTCTTTTAATTCATCAAATTTATATTCCATTAACTATTATATTATTGATTATCCGCAAAATCTTGGATTATTTGAGCAATCTCTTGTCTTACTTCTAAATTTTCTGTTCTTAATTCTGCTATTTCTGCTAATAATGATTCTATTTCTTCCCTTTGTGGAGCATAATCAATAAAATCTCCACTAGTTTGTACTAAATATTCATGTGAGTTAACCTCACCATCTTTAGGTATTTCATAAAAAAACTTACCATACAATATCCAAAAATCCTCTTGAGTAGCCAAATTAACATCAAAAAATGATGGATCATCTACAGATGTTAATTGTGTAAAATTTGTATCTATAGTATTATTAAAAGCTTCCTTATCAAATACTTGTCGTATTAATTTTATATTTTTTTTATTTGTCATCCTTTTGCTACCTTAAACATAATATTTTCATCGAAAACTTTTACTTCACCACTTATTGATGTTTTAACTAAAATTGTATAATATCTTTCAGGTTCTAAACCATTACAATATAAATCAAAGTAACTTGAAGTATCATCAGCACTAATCCTTGTGTATTCAGGATCAAAATCAATTACAAATTCATTAGTTTCTGTATCTTTAATAGCATATAATGATTGACTTTCTGGAAGAAAATAATTAGTTGTATAGAGAGAGGCTGTTAAAAATGCTCTATCTGGATACTTGGGCATAGCCGCAAATCTTAATCTAGGAATACTTTCTGAATAGTATGTACCGAGATTGTTATAAATAGAAACAAAACTTTCTACTTGGGGTAATATAGTATTTTTAGAAGATCCAGTATTAAAAATATAATCATTAAATCTAAATTCTAATTGTGGGGGATAGATTGTATTAGTATCAATTGAAAAAAATCTAAAAATTGTGTTGTTCGCTTTAGTATTAATAAATTCACTTCCTGAAGGTTGTTTTACTAAAAATCCTTCATTAGCAAACCCATTAACATTATTTAATGAGTAACTGTACCAAGTTTCAACTGTTTTTGATACATCAACAAGAATATCTTTTGTATCAGCATAAGTAAAAGCTTGGGATTGTGTTACGGGGTCTAAAGTTAAATTAGAACCTGTATACCAATTTCCTCCACCTTCTAAAGATGAGTTATATGAAGCTGTTACATAAGGAGAAAACCCTGATGAGGGCCACTCTACAGATCCTGAATAATCTAACCAGTTCCAACTAGTACCATTAGTTACTATTGGGGAATCATTATATCTTCCTGTTCCCATACCCCAATTTCCACTAACAGGATAAAATTCTAATTTTTGATCTAAATTTAACCCTGTTACTACAGCATTAAAGTTTCTTAAATATGCTTTATATTCTCCATTTATGATTTTATCATTATACATCTCAGCAATTTGACTTGTAGGAAATTTAATTAAATATCTACTAACCTGTGCTGTAGCATTTGCTTGATAAGTTGATGCCTCAATAATCTGATCTAATCCTGTATTTTTATTTGGGAATTCAGTGTATAAAGTTGCATCTTTTTCAGGAAAAATTTTATAAATAGCCATATCTTATATATTATCGTTTTTTGATTTTTGTTCCACCATATAATCCATATAAGTATTTTGTGGAGTATATGCTTGTACTTCCTGATTTGGAACATTTTCGCCTTCTTTATTCTTTAAAGGAGTACCACTTGTTGGGTTAGGAGTAAAATTATTTTTAGTAGATGGATATTGTTTTAATTGATATGTACCATCTTGACCAACGGTATTAAGTTTATTGGGTGCTATTCTATTAGGACCTCCTGATCCTCCTTGTCTTACTCCAGCTTCACTTGATTCTATATCTAAAGCAGTAATTTTAAGAGCGGGGGATGTGCTATCTTCAGGTGTTATACCATTTTCATACAAAATAGAATTTTGATTTGTTCTAGAATCTTGTAAATATGGATTTTGTGCTGAATAAACTTGTTCAAATCCACTCCCAGCTGTCATACCATCTACAACAATAACAGGATCATTAATTGGACCTCCTTCAGGTTCTGGGTTTTGGGTGTCTAAATTAGTTTTATTAAAACTATCTCTTAAGGATTGTTTTGGACCTTTCCTAATTCTTTCTTCTATTGCTCTATCTAAATTATTTGTTCCGATTGCCATTTTTTTTTATTTTATAGTGGTACTACTCTACCTTTAATGTCAGTATTAGGATATTTAATTTCAAATATCATTGGGTCTATTGAAGGATACACAACATCATTTACAGTTGCTCCTGGGATGTCATATGCATAATCACTATACCCCAAAGATACTCCTGATAAATTATTTACTGTTATATTTTTTACAGTTTGGACTCCTTCTACTTTATCTAAAAGAATATATAAATTATTAAGTAAAATAGGTTGATTAATCTGCCAATTATCTACTGCAAAGAAATTAGTTAATGATGTTATACATTTAGTAATAGTTTCATTATTATTAAAATTAGGTAATACTATAATATCAAATATTACTTCTATATTAATAATAAAAGCATCTTTAATTTTAACAGAATCATTAATCATTCTATACTCTGCTAAGTAAGTTTGTAAATTTTGTTTCATTAAAGGTGAAGCTGTTCTTAAATTACCATTAGCATCATATGTTAAAACAAATAAATCTAACATTGTAGGTAATTCACCAGGTTGAAATTCATTTATTTTTACTGGGGCTGCATATGCTTTTGCTATAGTACCCAAATTAGAAGGCATAGATAAAGCTCTTATTAAATAATCTTCTTTTGTTACAGTACGTAATTGATTTTGGAAGTTACCAACAGCATTTAATCTTAATTCTTCAACAGTATCACCATCTTGACCCCCATCAGCTGCTAATTCATTATTTGAAGAAACTGATTTAAATATTTGATTTGCTAATGCTGTATCTGGTAGGTTGGGGTTTACAAATGTAAAATTAGTATCATCTAATACAGTTAAAGTACCAGCTTCAACATTAGATCCAATTCCCCCTCCTGTTAGATATCTAAAATTTAAAGTTGTATTATATGGAGCAATACCATAAGTATTTGTAAATATAAAATTTAAAGGTGAAAAAGCAGTTGTTAATTGATCTCTTTCAAATGACAATCCTAAACCTACATTATCTGGGTTTGGAACTATTTGCTCATCATTATTTGTTGTTGCCCCCGCTCCAAATTGAATTTGTAATGACCCTGAGTCTATAAAACGTGATACAAATCTTCTTTGCACTTGTTTTAATCTAAGTAAATATGGAGCATCTTCTTCTATATTGAATTGTGGGTCATTTGTATTTGTGTTTCTAATCGTATCATATACGTTTTCTTGCGCCATATTGGGCACTTCATACCAGGTATTGCCATCTGTATCTACGCAGTCTAATATGCCTATAATATTAGTATCTTTAATATTTCTTTCATCAAATCTTTTTGAGGCATTAAATGTAAATGATGTTGTATTAATAGTTGCAGATATTGCTTTTCTTGTTTTCTTTAATAAGAAATATGTTGGGTTATTACCTGAAATTTGATATACTGATGTAGTTGTAGGATTTAATGATCCTGATGCTGAGAAGTCAATTACATCTTCAATTAAAAACTTTATATTACTGTCTAAATTAGAAGTAATTTGAGTATTTTCTGGAATAATCATGGCATAGTTGTAATCTGGAACATATTCACCACTTTCTAATATAGCTGGTACTTGTTGGTAAAAGTCAAGATTTACACTAGCTGCTGTTGTTACTTTAGGAGTATATCCTAATAAGTAAGCCATTTGGTATAAATTTTCCTGCTGTCTTGCTTTTTGAATAAATGTTTCTTGTATTTGGTTATCTAAATAAAAAGATAACACATCACCTACATAAGATGCCATTTCCATAAACAACATACCTGTAGAGGTATCTGTAAAATCATTATAGGTATTAGGGAAATATGTTTTTGAATATTGTATTAAAGAATTTCTAAATTGGTTGAAATCTTTATTAATATATCTTATGTCTCGTTTTAAATCTGCCATTATTGTAGTAATATAGTTATGTCATCAGTTATCCCAAAGTTTGCTACAGTATATGTTAATGTAAAACTTATAGTATTTCTATCAGGTTGATTATCAAATAGAATTTCTTTTATATCTACTTGTGGGAAATAATTTTTAATATCATTTTGTATTCGTTCTTGTAATTCGTCGGTTGTTCGATCTAAAACATTTTCAAATAATAAATTTCTTAAATCTGCCCCAAACATAGGATTAAATACTCTTTCTCCTCTATTGGTTAATAAATAATTGATTAAATTGGATTTTGTTTGCTCTCTAGTTGTAAATGTAGGTACAAAAACAGCAGGCCCATTTAAGGGAAATCCAAACCCAACAGCTTTACGGCCTACTGAGTCAATTGGAAATCTGTTTTGTAAAATTCTTGCCATTTATTTATTTTTTTAACAATCCTGATATTTGTGCCATATCAACTTCACCTGGGGGTAATGATCCATTAATTGCATCTCCGCCTTGTGGGTTAAATTTAGGTTGTACTTGAGCTGATGTAAATTGTCCGCTCATATCACCTAATATATTTGAATATGCTGATCTTTTTTCTTCCGCACTCATAACAGGTTGTTGTGGAGTTTGTTGCTCTACAACAGTTTGATGAGGTACTGATGCTATAGTTGTAACTTTTGGAGTCTTAACAGCTTCCAGTAAAATTTCCTTCAATTCTTCTTGAATTGCTTCTTTTACTGATTCTTTAATTAGAGTTTTTAATTGTGATGACTTCATTTTTTATTATAAATATTAAATTATTAAATTTTTTAATCTCCTTCAAAGAAACTTCCAGTTGATAGAGAAATTATTCCCCCCTGATTAGATTGGATTTCTTTTGTAAACCCAGGTGGATCATAATCTTTAAATACAACTGTGTATTTAAGTAAATATTGCCCGGGTTCAGCATATTGAATTTTAACTTCTATAGCTTCTCGATCTACGGTTTTCACTGTTACTACATTTCCATCTTCACCACTACCGGCGTTATTAAAATTTGAATCAATTCTTACCTTAACTTCACCTTGTAAATAACTACCATATTCAGGCTGGCCATAGTCTCCTTGAACGTATTGATTTTGAACTTCATTACCTCCTGTGTCTATTTTTAAATAAACAGATTTATTAGGTTGTGTGGTTTCAACAAATATTTGTTTATAATAAGTACCAGACCCATTTTGTACAATAGGTAAAGTAATATCTAAATCAGACATAGTTACACCATTAGGTAGTAATACAGTAACTGGGGGTAGTGGTGGAGGGTTTGTACCCCCAGGTGCTGTTGTATTTCCATCTGTACCCCCACCACTTACATTTCCATCACCATCTATTCTATCATCATCATCAGCTTCTTCCATATTATCAAGAACCCATTTATTTTGCCAATATCTAACATTAAGTGAATCAACATTAAATTTAACTTCATCTATTAATACTTTAACTGATGTACTATATGAATATGCTCCTCGTTCTTCCATAGTACCAATTGGTGGTCCTATATTATAAACATTAATTCCTTTAAATATATTAAAATTAGAAGGATTTATGTTTGTTGCTTTTACTCTTCTTTGTGGGAATGAATATTCATTATCATCATTATATTCTATAGTTAATCTCCAATCAAAACCAGCATTATATCCAAATCTACCACTTTCATCTTTAATTATTTGCTGGCCAGATCCTGGGTCTATTTCACCCTTTGTGTAGTTACCATCAGGGTCTAATGGAATAAAAATTGTAGGTTGTCTTTGATATAAAAGAGGATTACCACTATTAGGGCTTAGTTGTGATAATAAATCATCTTCATTGGCAGTATTTAGGTTTGGGTTTACAAAATTTCCGGATTCAGCTGCTACATTTCCTATTTCATTAATTAAATCATTTACTTCTTGTTGAGTCATAGGCCCACCATCTTCACCCCCATTTTGTGCTAATTCTTCAATGCAAACATTTAACACACCATCTAAAGTTTGTAATTTTGTAACTATAGTTTGAGCAGCTTCTTGTATAGTTTTACCGGCAGATGGTACTACTTTAAGAGCACCTTTAGCTCCTTTTAATAAATCACCTAAAGTATCTAAAGAATCTGCTAGAAGTGTAATAACATTTATAGGAATACCAACACCTGGTGGGACTGATGTTGGTATAGGGATGGCTTTTATTACCTTAACGGCTGTACTTACCGTAGTAACTATAGTATTGGTAGTTTCAGCTGTAGCTTCTACAGTATTAAAAGCACCAACAACATTTTCAAGAGCTCCCTGTATTTGGTTTTTTTGTTTTACTATATTTAGTAATTCTGCTTTTGGGGGGCAGGATGCCTTAAATCTATCTATAAGAGCATCAATAGCAACTTCAAACTTAGTTAAGTTTTTAATTACTTTTGTAATTGTTTTTATTAGAAGGCTAGATAGAAACGACATTATTTAGATTTACTTACTTTAGATTTATACATTTGAATTTTATTAAGCATTGTTTGTGCTTTAACAAGTGTTTGTGTAGCAGGAGCTGGGATAGCTGCGTTAGGGACAAAAGGAATTGGTGTACCAATTGGTGTTCCTAATGCACTACATAATGATATTAATGATGTCATTAATGATGAAAAATCTGAAAGAAACTTATCACCTAATATTATGGGTTCAGTAGCACCCTTATCACCTAAATAAATTTCAGGAGATGATACTATGGTTTTTGGGGTATCTATATTTACACTATTTACTGAGTTTAGATTTATAGTATCAAAAGATGAAAGTAAAATAGAATCTGATTTTGAATTAAATAATAATCTACCTGAATTTAAAATTACTTGTTCTTCTTTAAAAATAGGAGCTGCTGTTGGTGATGAAGCATATGATTTATAACTTTTACTAGCTAAATCAATTGGTACTTCTTGAGTAGTTGTTAAATAAATACTAGATTTATCTGTGTTTATGTCTTCTACTTGTGGAATCCAAGGGTCACTATCTTCTTCATGTTGTCCATTTTTTATTATTGTAATAGCATCACCGTTTTCTCCTGATTTAGACCATGTATTGGGGATTGTTGCATCTTTATTAGTTGAACCAAATCTAAGAGATTGTCCCCATCTTCCTTGATATATTAAATCACCTTCATAGGGTTGAAGATTTCTTATAGATAGTTTTTCTTTAAAATCTTTACCTAAATCAATTTCAGTACTACCATCAGAAACTCTTCTAATTGAACCAGCAGTTGTTTGTTCGTAATCTTGAGATTGTGCTGCGGGTGTTGATTCCCCATTAATAGGATCTGGGATAGCATTATGATGTGTGCTATTCCAAATATTTATTGCCTGAAAGTAATAATATGTTTGGTCATTAACATCACCTTGAACATTACTGTTTGGTAATGATATTATGTAAACTATTTCGTTTTTTAAAGGTATATTAGAATTATTAGGAAATAAAGGTCTTGCAAAGTTATCAGTTGTAAATTGGGGGCTGGGGTTTGGGGTATTTAATTTATCAAAAAATAAACAACCTATAGAACTCCAATTGCCAAAATCTTTAAATGCTTTGTTTTCAGTTTGTTCGTCCACCATAGCATGTCTTACCCTAGCTGCAAATACCCCAGAATTTTGAGGTTTAACTGATGGTGTGCCCTTAAGTGAATTTAATCCTGTAGGTTGTTGAGCCATTATTTATTTTCTTTTGAAATTTTTTCCATCTCAGCTAATAATTGTTCTTTTTCTTCTTCACTAATTCCTAATCCACCATCTTCATCTTGGTTTTGAAGCGCTCTTTGAACAATAGTAGCCATTTTAATTAGAGCATCATCATTTTTAACTCCAATTTCCATATATTCTTTAATAAGAGGAACTATAAGAGTAGCATCACCTATTTCTTGAACTAAAGGTTTTAATTCTGATATTAAAGCTACTACTTGAGTATCTCTCTTTTTTTGGTTTTGGTAGATTTCTTCTAATAAATCAGAAAATTTTTTATCCCCAAAAACGTATGAATCTAACTGTCCCATAATGTTTTTGATTATAAATATGCATTATTAAAACTATTTTGGTGGAAAGTAGCCATGTTCTAAATAAAACATATACTTTTCTTTAAATATAGCATATAATTTATTAGCTATTTTAGTTATTTTTGGAGTTTTAACATCTACCATCTCACGAATGTAGATATAAAGTGCCTTTTTATTAAATACATCAATGGCATCTCTTTTTCTAAATAATTCTAAAATGGCATCAGCTATAGTAGCATCATTACCTTTAGGAAATAAAACATAAATTCTATCAGTACAATATTTTACATATTGGTCTATAAATAAAGATAAACGATCTTCATATTTATAGTCTTTATTTTCTTTTAAATTTCTACTACTAAATTCTTCATCTTCAACTAAAACTTGAGTATCATCTAATCTATTTTGTGATATAATAAATGAAGGATCTGATGTATCTAATTGTGAGTAGTGATTTAAATCTGAAATTGCTATATTTTTTATTTTTTTACCGTAATTTTTTTGGTTGTATACTATTAACCAACGTTTAACTATAGTTCCAAAATATGAATAGGCTTTAGCTCCATTTTCAGGATTAAATAGATGTATTTTAGATAATAAAAAGGTAATTATCTCATGTTGTAAATCTTCTAAATTTTCTACCCCATCAGTATGATAAAACTTAAAAGTATGGATGATATTTTCTGTAAGTTTATAAAAACCCCAATGTATATGTTCGGCATATATATCACTTCGCTCTTCGGGATCAGAGGAGCGATTGTATCTTACAATCGCTGCTTCTGTCACTTTTGAAAAATATACTTTTTTCTGAGGTAATGATTTATGCCTCCTTATTATTTCATCCATCTGCTATTTTATTCTTTTAATTGGAAATCATTTAGAATTTCTTGAATTTGTTTAATTTGCTTAAAGAAAAAACCTACCTCATCATCTGACTCAAAAGATCCTTTTACATCAATTTTTTTTACCTTTTCATCGGCAACTTCTATTACCCTGGATATTTTATCTAAATAATCAAGATATCCTAATACTATATCTTCTGCTCTTTCATTTTTCTTAAGTAAATTAAAAGTTGTATATCCTAAGACTAAAACTAAAATGCTTAAAATTGCAATTGTTACAAATAATGTAGTTGGATAAATTTCCATATTTATAGTTTATCAAAAATGTTTTGTAAACCTTCACTTTTAATAGAGCCTAAGGCTTTATTTTTTGTAGAGGTTTTCTTATTATTACCCAATGTAAAATTATTTTTACTGGTATCCAAGTTATTTTTAAATTTAGGCAACCATTCAATTTCAAATTCAATTCTAGCTGCCATCATATCTGCTTGATGTAAAATAAATGGTAATGAAGTGCGTGGTTTTTGTTCTGGCATATAACCCTTTAAATATTTTTCATTAGCTGAATCATATAACCCATCATGTGTTTGGATTGCTACCATTTCATTAAATGTATATTTAATGTTATTATCTTGAAGTAAAAATAATCCTCTATCTGGGACAGCTGAAAATGCTAATTCTTTATTAAACATATAATCTTCACCTAGTTTATCTTTTCTCCATTTATCAGTTTGTGGGATATAAGCTTCATGGTTATCATCCCCCATTTTACCTAAATCATGATTAATAGCTGAGAATACTAATTCTTCAGTAGTAAAAGTAGTCATATCACAACCAAAACCTTCCCAAACAGCAGACATTGATAAAGCAGCTTTAACTACTCTATTAACATGATCTACATAACCTCCAGGAAAGGCAGAGTGATATTCTTTTTTATGAGCAGCAGGCATAAACATAATACGTTCCGCATACTTTTCATAAAATTTAGTTAGTTGTTCTTTACGAGGAGAGGAAATATAAGTATCAATATTACTCAAAAATTCCACCCAATTCATTTGAATTTGGTCTGCTGTTAATTTCATAACTTTTATTTTTGTATTATCCGTTTCTTAGAACTCCGGCTTCGCGTTCAACTAAAGATTCTACCTCTTCAATTTTATCATAAACCTCTTTTATTTTTTTTCTAAAAGTATCAATGTCGCTTCCTCCACGGGATACCATTAGATCTAATGTTTTAACTCCGGATTTAATATTTACAAACCCTTTGTCAACCAATTCTTTGTTTCTAAATGCCATATTATTTTTATTTTATTAATGTGTCTATAATATACAATAACCCCCTCATTCATCCAACCTATACTCCTCATTTCCTATTCTTTCATTTTCCTAAATATCTTCAAAACCCGTATTTCCAAGGTACCCAAAATTTCTCTGGTATCCTACTTAAAGTCGTAATTCTTTTGATAGTTTAAGAACTTCTAAAAGATGAAGACATTTTTCATACTCTTCTCTTTCTGGGGATTGGAAATGTTTGATGGCTAATTCTAAAGAAGTTTCCAAAAAATCATCACCATGTGCCAATATAGCCTCAACATGATCTTTATTACTAAGATCTATTTTTTTAATATAAAACCAAGCTCTATTATAAGCAATTACTTCACCGGCAGCTGCTAATTCTGCAGGATCTAACTCCATATTTGAATTTTTTAACAATCGTATTGCTTTTTTCCTAAAATTTATATGATTAAGGATAAGTTTTGTATGCATACCTAACCAATATAGGGGAGTTGAGGTTAAATTAGTATAAGTAGTAGTATTATTACTTACATCTTCTTCACCAAATAGGTTAAATATATTATCAAAATCCATTTTTTTCATACTTAGTAACGATCTTTACTATTACCACCTCTTATCCTATATAAAGCATACTCCCACTTTTCAACCACAGTTTTATTTTTATGTTTATCTTGAGATTGCATTTTTTTAGTTTGTATGTCAAACTTTTCTTTTAATCCTTCTCTTTGTACTGTTTCATAAACTTCATAAAGTGCGTCTTCGTAATGGCTCATTTTAAAAATTTTATAGTATTAAAGTCATAATATATGGTATAAATACTAGCAATCCAAGTAATTTTTACCTTAATATTGTAAGATGCCCAGATTTTTGATATATTTCTGGGGAATTATATTTTCTAGCATAGAAAGTATAAACATATATTCCATCAACCACATAAGAGGATCCACCTTGCATACTACCATCCCAATAAGGATAACTGCTATAATCTTCTCCGTAACCTTCAAAAACTAAACTTCCCCATCTATTGTAAATCTTAAATTCTACATCAACCCAACACTCTAAATCAAAAATAATTTCCCAAACATCATTTATACCATCATTATTTGGGGTTAGTACATTAGGTATAAAAACATTCCAAGGCCAGCACCCATCAATAATTAATTCACTACAGGGCAAACCAGTATTACAATCTACTTCAATAATTTTTGTGATAGTATCTGTTAAAAAAACATACTCTAAAACTTCAACTTCCAAAGTATCTACTGTATATATGTAATTGTCTACAACTACAGTATCTGCTATGTATTCCACAATTGTATCGGTTAAATACACGTATTCTTGCGTTATAACGGTGTCAATTTGCGTTTGTATAATAGTATCTGGTGGTAAAGTTATAGTAATTGTATCGTTTAAACAATCAACAGGACACTCAGGTATTTCAGGTAAGAATACAGTTGTATTATTATTTCCAGTAACGATTTCATTTAAAATACCATCAACAGACATTACAAAAATACTACCAGGCCCTTCCATTTCAAAATAAGGAGTAGTAAAGAATTGCCCTTCCCCAGGAGGAATTGCATAAGCCCCAAATAAATCACTACTAAAACATTGATAATAATCTTCATTCCAAATTTCAATACAATAGTCTGTAATTTCTTCATCACCAAAATTCCATACAACATAATTTATGTTATAAAAAGGTGTATCACCAATACACCCAGTTTCAATTTCTACATCACCTATTATGGCATCTGGAGATTGGGAAAATAACGATAAGGGCAGTAATATAACCGCAAGGGAAAGAAGAAATTTATACATTAAGTAATAGAGAGTGTAAAGTAGAATAACGTTTTATCACTAATACATATGTAAATCTTCTTTAAGGTAGGCAAGGAGAGACTTGAACTCTCATGTAACCAATTACTCTTTCTACAAGGTATAAGCTTGAGGAGATACATGCCTATGTGGTGAACCCGGTAGGATTCGAACCTACGACCGATACCTTAGAAG